GAGTAGTTGTGGTAGACAACGTATTTATTTGTTTTTTCCATGTGGTAACTATACCACACTTTCAAAGAAAAAGCAAGCTTTATTTTGTTTTTTTATCACTTTTTTTGACGGGTGGCTAGGGGAGGGTTTTTTCAGAATCCTTGACTTTTCACTTGACACGCAAAGCGCGGGGGGGTGGTGAATTCTATAAACAAGAAGCCTTTCATTCAGTTATTCGTGTAAAAAAGAACATACATGTCATACAGGTATAAAAACTCATTATTGTTGGGTCATATAGAACTTACAGAGAAACAAAGCATATTCCATAAGACAATGAGGAACCCCGAAACTCGGGTAGTATTTATTAGTGGACCAGCAGGAACTGCGAAGACATTTATTTCTGTTTATACAGCTTTATATAAACACAATCAGGACAATCTGCTTAAAATACTCTATTTGAGGAGTTTAGCTGAGAGTGCGGATAAGGGGATGGGTTTTCTGAAAGGTAGTATGGATGATAAATTTAATCCTTATATTGGACCCTTAGAAGATAAACTGGATGAACTTTTAAATGCACATGAAAAACACCAATTACAACAGCGGGATGCGATAGATGCGGCCCCGATTAACTTTTTGAGAGGTGCAACGTGGAAAAATAAAATTGTTATTGTAGACGAAGCACAGAATATGAGTGTAAAGGAACTTACAACGGTGATAACCCGAATTAGCACTAACTCTACATTATACATATGTGGAGATACAATGCAGAGTGATATTAATTCCACAGGTTTTGAAAGATTCTGCAAAGTTTTCGATGACGAAGAGAGCAAAGGATACGGAATACATCACTTACAATTTACTAAAGATGATGTCATGAGAGACAAAATTATAAGCTATTTAGTAGATAAAATTGAAAAAAGTGATTTAAATAAATAAAATTAGCCATGAATAAAGTTTTCTGTGTATCATGTGGATTTAAAATTCTATATGAAATAAATAAACCTAAGTTTTGTTCTAGTTGCGGAGAACCTATTGGATCTATTTCATCTTCAGCTAAAGCAGAAGAACAAGGAGAGGTTGAAGAAACTTCGATGGCTAGTATAGATTTAGATAAATTAAAAAGAGGTATTTCAGTTGAGGCTAACTCCAGCAAACAAAACCTAAAGGACATATGGGGAGGCGTTACTGAGCAGGAAGCTCAAGCTGGCGGCATGGGGCGTATGGAACGCGCACCCTCAAAAGACCCAGAGGGTCAGGCTCTTTTAGATCAAATCATGAATGAATGCGCTTCTTCGCGTATGAAAGACGTAGATGAGCCATGATTTTGATAGCCAAAGCGAAGATCTAGAAGAACTACTTAAAAAATATAGACCGAAATGGCAACTAAGTGCTTTAGCATGGATTGACTACGATGATGTCTGCCAAATAATTCGTCTTCATATTTACAAAAAGTGGGATCTTTGGGACCAATCGCGCCCTTTCAAGCCTTGGGCTTCGATGATTATATCGAATCAGATTAAAAATTTGATTCGTAACAATTATTCAAGTTTCGCTAAGCCTTGTTTGCGCTGTCCTCATAATATGGGGGCGACTAGTTGTGAATTGACAAAAAGCAAAGAACAAGACGAAACCTGTCCTGACTTTGCCAAATGGAAAAAGAAAAAAGAAAGAGCTTTTAATATAAAGCTTCCCCTAGCTCTAGAAGATGGGATTGCCTCAGGCGTAACCACTTTAAAAGATTTTGTTGATTATAAAAACGCCTCTGAAAAATTGCACGGTCTTGTTATGGCCCAATTAAACGAAAAGCATAAAAAAATATATTATATGCTTTATATTGATAACATTGACGAAAACGATGTCGCTAAAAAATTTGGGTTTAAGGCAGACTCTGCAAAAAGAAAAAAGCCTAGATATAAGCAAATGGCTAACTTAAAAAAGAAATTTTATAATATTGCTGTTAAAATTATGAAGGACCACGATATCTTATGAATAACATAGAATTAACAGACGAACAAAAAACTCAAATACAAGATGAGTTTTCAAAAAACCCTGATTTGAAGCATATTACGCAAACTGTGTTTGGGGATGAAAATTTAGATGGTCGCTCTAAAGAGGGTAGGGCTGTTAGGGCATTTTTAATTAATAATAATTTAACATTTACAACTACTTTAGCTCCAAGAGTTGAAGAAGTAGATCTGCATACAGAACAAAAAGAATTCTTAATGAGCAATAATGTCGAAAGAGGCATGAACGCTCTAGAGATAACGAGATTAGCTTTTAAAGATAGGGATATACAGCCACTTAGTCAGCAGCATAGAACCGTCATGGAGTTTCTGCGGCGTTACAGACCAGAGATTGTAGACGATAACGAAATGATCACTAACGATAAGTGGTCACCGCCAAAATCTCTGTCCAGAGCCATAAAAAAAGTAAACGACTGGGCTGGGCAGAAGTTTGATGAGATAGAAATTCAAACAAAACAGAAAAGAATGATGGAGACGCTTTTATTTTATTTAAAAAGCCCTCGTTTCGTTCATTTTATAAATCAATATTCAACAATAGCAGACAGAGACTTATTTGAGAGTGAATTTGTAAGAACCGTTTGGGATAAGCCAGACTTAACAAACGATGAATTAAATTTGTATATTACGGTCTGCACAAACTACGTCAGGCAGAAACATATCCAGCAAAGGATCGACAAACTGAACACGATGCTCAATGACACCGATAATGAGCGAGATTTAACATTGCGCCTTACTGAGCTTATAAAGGCCACCAGCGAGGAGTTGAACCAATGTGAGAAGAGAATCGAATCTTTGACTAAAGACCTTAACGGGAGCCGTCAGGCGCGTTTAAAGGCAAGAGGGGAGCAGAATGGAAGCATAGCTGCGCTTGTTGAGGCATTTCAAGAAAAAGAAGAGCGAGATCGGATGATAATGATGGCAGAAATGCAAAACAAACTAATCGAAGAAGAAGCCGACCGATTGGAGTCAATGGACGACTATAAGGCTCGTATTTTGGGAATTTCTAAAAAAGAGATACTGTAATGGAATTCGCTTGTCTAGAGTGTGGAAAAAAATTTGATAACAAGAGGAGCTTTCATGCACATCTTAAAGCTCACGCTTTAACTATTGGGGATTACTACGTCAAACATTACGAAAGAAAAGATTTGTATTCGGATGAAAGAATTCCTTTCAAGTCTTATGATCAATACTTTAGGGATAATTTTATCAGTTATGATAATTTTAAGTTATGGATGGACTCGGCTCCAGAGGAAAAGGTTGAGGACTACCTCAGAGAAAGAGCAGAACAAAAATTTCAATTAAAAGGCATTAAAGTCTCACCCCCTAACCTTTTTTATGATTTGTCAGAGATGGCTGGCATTTATTATTATAAAAAATTCTGGGGTTCTTATAAGAACTTTTTAGATGATTTAGGAATAGATAATCATTTTTGCGGGGGACTGCCCAAAGACTTTTGGGAAATTAGTCGAGATGACATATCATTATTTACAGACACAAGAGAAAAGGCTCCGTTAAAATTCAAAGACTCTATAATTAACAAATTAGATTTCGGGGATTATACAGCTAGAGGGAATCTTTATACAAAAACATTTGTAGATAGAAAAGCGCAGGATGATTTCAGGCAAACCTTCGGCAAGGATATAAAAAGATTTAGGAGAGAAATGGACAGGTGTGTTGAATTTAATTCATATATGTTTGTAGTAGCAGAGACAACTATTAGTAAACTAGAAGAGCATAATAAAAAATCTAAATTTAAATCTAACTTAGGGTATCTGTGGCACAATGTTCGCAATCTGCTTATAGATTACCCGAAAAACCTACAAATTATTTTTGCACACAATAGAGCAGGAGCTAAAAAAATCATTCCGCTAATTCTGCACTATGGAGACGGATTGTGGAATACAGATTTACAATATTTTATAGATGAACGAGTAAATGTCTTGGACAAAGGGAAAACAAGGATATCGGCTTGAGCATTCTTCACAGGAACTTAATAAAGTTCTAAAAGAATTAGAAGGTAGTATCAAGGAAGAAGAGGCAAAGTATTTGCTGTATAAGTTTCTACGGAACAATATAGCATTTACTTCTGAGTTGTTTTTAGGGGTTAAATTATTTCCGTTTCAGGCAATGGCCATCAAGGGAATGATGGTTTCTGATTATTCTATGTTTGTCTTTTCTCGGGGTATGTCGAAGACGTTCTCTACAGCTATTTATGTATTACTTGAGTGTCTACTAAACCCTAATTCAAATATAGGTGTTATTGCAGGGACATTCAGGCAATCAAAACAAATCTTCCAAAAGATGGAGGATATAATCAGCAAACCTGAAGCTAGCCTAATTAAAGAGTGCGGCTTTAAAATACAAAAAGGAACTGACCAGTGGACATTGACTTTAGGTAAGGCTAGGGCGATAGCCCTTCCGTTAGCTAATGGTGATAGACTTCGTGGATTTCGATTTAATAGGATTGTATTAGATGAGTTCCTCACCATACCCGAAAAGATATTTAATGAAGTTATTATACCTTTCCTTGGTGTGGTAGAGAATCCCATAGAAAGGGAAGAATTACATAATCTAGAATCCAAATTAATCGACAAAGGCGAGATGACAGAAAAGGACAGATACGTCTGGCCTAACAACAAGTTAATAATTCTTTCATCTCCATCATTCAAATTTGAGTATATGTATAAGCTCTACAAGAAGTATGTAGACTTAATAAGTGGACTGGCGGTAAAAGAGGGGGAGGGTGAAGAAGAGGATGACTTTAAAGATGAAGCTTACAGGCTAGTAATGCAACTTAGTTATGACTGCGCTCCCACAAGGTTGTATGATCAAAACCTGCTTAAACAGGCTAAAGCTACTATGAGTGAGATGCAGTTTAAGAGGGAGTTTGGGGCGCAATTCATAGACGAAAGCGATGGGTATTTCAGGCTATCAAAAATGGCTGCTTGCACAATACCTGACGGGGAGTCTCCTGCTGTAGAAGTGGTGGGGAATCCAAGTGATGAATATTTATTGGCTTTTGACCCCAACTGGGCTGGGAATACAAGTGCTGACCATTTTGCTATGCATGTGTTTAAAATAGATAGAGATACTCAAAAGATCTGCTTAGTTCATAGTTATGCTGTAGCTGGGGTATCACTTAAACAGCATATGGAGTATTTCCTTTACTTAATAAAACACTTTAATATTGTTGGTATCTGCGGGGACTATAATGGTGGTGTTCAGTTTATTAACTCCTGTAATGAAAGTGCTTTGTTTAAACAAGAGAATATAAAAATTGGTGTTATCGAGGTTGACTTAGAGAAACCAGAGAATTGGAACTCTGATATTCTAAGCTTTAAAAATCAATATAATGTAAGAGAAAGGAACTATTGTATTTTAAGAAAACCTACAGTGAACTGGATAAGGAACGCCAACGAGATGTTACAGGCGGCAATAGATCATAAAAGGATTTTATTTGCTTCTAGGGCGGTTGATTCTCACTTCAATGAGCAAAGAAAGAAAAATATACCTATAGAAAAATTAAAATGGGATATTAAAGCCCCGAAAGCATCTAAGGGGGCTATGATGATAGATTTGATAGATCACCAAAAGTCAATTGTTGAACTTACTAAAGCTGAATGTGCGAATATTGAAGTTATCGCAAACCCACAGGGTTCGCAGTCTTTTAATCTCCCTCAAAATTTACGGAGACAAAAAGGGCCGCACAGAGCAAGGAAAGACTCTTATTCTGCCTTAGTTTTAGGCAATTGGTTTGCAAAGGTTTATTTCGACTCAGAAAACGCTACTCCAGAAAAAACAACCGATAGCACGTTTGTTCCATTTGCAATTTGAAAAGTTTCAAAGTAACTTTTATAACTTTAGTGTAAACTTTTATATGCCTCGGAAATACACCAAACGATCAGAATATTGGGCCAAGTTCAAAAAGAATGAACAACCCATAGAAAATTTAATAAAAGACGAAGAGGGCTTTACTCCTGAACTAATCGGAGACTCTGTTTATAGTTCTACGGCAGCTTCTAGATTATCAGCACCTACTAGCCGCACAGCAGTAAGAACAAATAGGGCCGCTAGAGGAGGAGTAGGGGATAAGTTTTCTAATATTCAAGATGGAATCCTACCTTTTAATTACGAGGCAGATTCTGCTGACGCTAGAGAATCTATTGAGCTTTGCCAAAAAGCCTACTTTAACATAGCAAATTTCAGAGGAACCATTGATCTTTTGGCTGAGTTTGCTAACTCAGATTTGTATATTGAAGGAGGCAATGAAAAGTCTAGAAAATTTGTTAATGCGTGGTTCAAAAGAATCAGGATGCATGATCTAAAATCTCAATATTTTAGAGAATATTACAGGTCAGGAAATGTTTTTCTTTACCGAATGGACGGAAAGATACCTTTAAAGAATTCTCAAAAGATGCTTGAAACCTATGGGGCAAGCGTTCGAAAAGAAATACCAATTAGATATTTGTTAATTAACCCAACAGACATAGCGACAAAAGGCGCGATATCTTTTAGTGGTTATGAGTATTTTAAAGTTTTAACGCCATTTGAGATTTCTCGTTTGAGAAGTCCTCAAACAGAACATGAGCAAGAGTTTTATGACTCTTTGCCAGAAGAAACTAAAAAACTTATTGGCAATTCTAAAACAGGTTTCGCAATGACTAGGATTCAAATTAAACTAGATCCAAGTTTTCTTCATGTTATTTTCTGCAAGAAACAGGATTATGAGCCTTTGGCTATACCTGTGGGGTATTCGGTGCTTGATGATATCAATAGAAAAATAGAATTAAAAAATATTGATCAGGCAATTAGTCGCTCTATTGAAAATGTAGTCTTGCTTGTCACTATGGGTAATGAGCCAGATAAAGGGGGGATTAATCATAAAAATTTAGCTGCAATGCAGCAAATCTTCAAAAATCAAAGCGTAGGTAGAGTTTTGGTTTCTGATTATACGACAAAAGCAAATTTTGTTATTCCTGATATTAAGAAGGTTGTTGGGCCAGAAAAATATGACGTTATAAACAAAGATATTGAAGATGGGTTACAAAATGTTTTAATTGGAGATTCTAAATACTCTGATCTTCAAGTCAAAATGAAAGTTTTCTTTCAGCGATTAGAAGAATCAAGAGCTTCATTTTTAGAAGATTTCATCAATCCAGAAATAGCTAGAGTCTGCAAAGCGGCAGGTCTTCGGTCTTGGCCGAAAGCGCATTTTGCGAGAACAGACACTATGGATGATAACAATTTAGCCAAGCTCGCTACAAGACTTATGGAGCTTGGGGTTCTAACTCCTGAGCAGGGTATGCAGGTTGTCCACACTGGGGTTTTCCCAGAAGGTAAGGACATGGAAAAAGCTCAAGATAAATTTAAAGACGATAGAGAGAAAGGGCATTATATGCCTTTAGTTAACACTATTAATCTCTACAACGAAGGAGAAGAGGGTGGAGACCCAGAGCCTAAAGACGCTCAAAAACCAGAACAGACCGCTCCAATAGCTCCATCTGGAGGTAGACCTTTAGGTGTATCAAATTCAAAAACATTTTCCAAGAAACATATCGTTGAGGCTACTAAAAAAATTAATGAGTTTGAATTATTAGCCTTCAGAGAGTTCGCTTCTAAATTTGGTTTAAAGAGAATGTCAAAGCAGAAAAAAGAAATGGTTGCTCAGGTTTGTGAGACCATAGTTATTGCTAAAGACAAGGACGAATGGGAATCAACATTAGCTAATGTTGTAGAAAATCTAGATGCTATAACAGAGCTTAACGTGCATAGTAAAGTTTTACAATTAGGCACTGAACATCAATTAGATGACTTATCTTCTGCGATTTTATATCATTCTACTCAAATTTCTGTGTAAGAAACAATATGTCAGTGAATGATTTTGATATTTGTCACTTTGAAGGTTTCGTAAAACAGATAAGCGAAGAGGAATTTAATTCTTTTGGTCTTTCCCAAGGTTCTGTTCAAGAAGCAGCGCAGTCTTTGCTTCCTGATGATTTTGATCCTAAGCAGAATATTGATGTATTACCAGTAGTCTTTAATTTGGCAAAAGTTAATGAATTCAACAAAAACGGAGACGGCATAGATGCCAAAACTGCTGTAGCCGCTGTAAAAAGATTTATCAATAAGCCAATAAATATTGAGCATAAAAAAGATAAAATTGTTGGTCACATGATCAATGCGTCCTTCTCAGATCGAGAATTTGACTTTAAAAACAACGATATTGAATCTTATGCCGACAAAAAAGAACCTTTTTATTTAAATGCGGCTGGCCTAATTTACAAGTCTGTTTATCCAGAGTTGGCAGAAGCCATTATAGAAGCTTCTGAAAAGGAAGATGATTCCTATCAAAGCATATCTACAAGCTGGGAGTTAGCATTCAAGGAATTTGAGGTAGCAGTAGGATCTAAGTTTTTACAAGATTCGACTATAGCTGAAGGTTCTAGAAAAGAAGATCTGAAGCAATATATTAAGGGGTTAGGTGGCAAAGGAACAGATGATGATGGCAACCTTGTTAACAGATTAATTGTCGGTCAGACATACCCACTAGGAGCAGCATTAACAAGAAACCCTGCTGCTTCTGTGAGGGGTGTTTATACTAGCAAAGACGGTCCAGAAGACAAAAAAATAGAAAAAATTTCCCGAAACGCTAATATTAATGTAAAGTCTGACAAATTAAAAAACATTTTTAATATGGATAAAGAACAATTCGAAGAACTTATTTTAAAGTTAACCAAGAGTGTTGCTTCCGTAGTGAAGGAAGACTCTGAAGCTAGCACTGTTGGCGATGTCATGCGGGACGCGCTAACAGAACACAATCAATCTTGGACTTCCAAGATCGAAATTGAACAGGAAGCTAAGGCTAAAGCTGAAGCTGAGCTTGCTGAGTTACAAGACTCGTTTAAGCAAGCCAAAGAAGAACTTGATACCCTTAAGAGTGAAGTCGAAGCAAAAGCTGCGGTCGATCTCTTTAATGATCGCATGAACTTCATTGATAGTGACTATGACCTTACCGAAAAGGAAATGGCTCTTGTCACCGCTGAAGTAAAAGGGCTTGGTTCTTCTGAAGAAGATTTTAATTCCTATAAGGAAAAACTGGAGGTTATTTTTGCTCATAAGCTCAAAAAGAACATCGAAGCTAAAGAAGCTGAGATTAAGGCTCGTATAGATGAAGCCGTAGCAACCCGCGAAGAGGGGGATGACCCTGATGAAGACGAAGAGGCTGCGGAAGGAGAGGAGCCTGAAGAGGAGCTTGAGGCAGAGGGAGATGAAGCAGAGGCTGCTATCCCTAACAATAACGGTGAATCCAGTGAACAGGTTTCTTTAGTCGAAAGGCTCAAGAAAGGCTTCCAAGTAGAAGTCTCTTAATTTATAACAAACACATATATTAATCATGGCAAACGAAATTACACGTTTACTACCCTTCCGTCAATACGATGACAACGATGTTGTCAACTTTTATTCGTATGATTTGGAAACGGGTGAGGCGGGTTCTGTCGTTAAGGTAAGCGCAGCTAATCTTAACCAAGAGCCTGTTGAGTATGTCGAAAGAACTGATGCAAATTCTTACGATAATACTCTCGGAAACGCACTTTCTCTTTATCCTGAGACACCCTACAAGGTGACCAAAGTCAGCGATACTGGTGCAGGTGTGCGACCATTGGGAATCATGTTACGCGATGTGCGTAGCAAAGATGAAAACGGGGAAAATCTTTTATATTACCCTGAGAAAAAAGCTGAACTCCAGTGCGTTGTATCTGGTGAGGCGGTGCCTGTCGCTACTAAAGGTTTATTCACTATCAATGCAAAAGGTTTAGGTGGAGGTCTTGCTCCTGCAATTAACTCCTTCGCTGTTCCTACTGATAATGGAACCATTAGTGGTATTGCTAGCACGGTCGTCAACCATGCTCACCATCACGCACACTCCATTGGTGTATTTATCGCCACTGGTCTTCGTGAGTCTGGCCCTACAACGGATGCGTTTGCTGGCGCATATGCAATTCTTAAACTCGACTGCTAATTATTTACGATCATGAAAATCACTATTAAAAGAACTGAAGATCAGTTAGCTCTTATTAGGGCAATGGGGTCTAATAATCGTGAAGAGGCTTATGAGGCTCAGGCAGCAGTTGCTGACTTGCTCGGACCTATTGTGTCCGAAGTTATCAACAATGCTCCAACTGTTGGAAATCTGTATAGCACGATTTCTTACGGAGAAGATGATAACCCGTCTTTGCCTTTGGATCTTTTCCACGATATCACTGATGAGAACTACATTCAGGTGTATTCTCAGCAGGTTGCTGGGGGTCTTCCATATAGTCAAGTCTTTCCCGCTCACAACGAACTCAAGTTCCAAACCTACAGTTTAGACAGTGCTCTTGCGTTTGATCGCAAGTATGTCCGTAGGGCGCGTCTTGACGTTGTTAGCAAGACTTTCACTAGGATGGCTCAGGAAATTCTGCTTAAGCAGACTAAAACCGCTTTCAATGTGCTCGCTACTGCCTTGGCTAAAGGTAAGGGCAGCAATAACACTCAGGGAAGTCAATGTATTTCAGGAACACAGTCGGGTAGGTTTATCCTTCATGACCTGAACAACTTGATCACTGCGAGTAAGCGCATTAATAGCTCTTGGAGTGGAGGCACTCCTATTGGTGGAGTCAAGTCTGGGATCACTGACCTTCTGGTTTCTCCAGAAATGGTTGAGGATCTCCGCGCAATGGCATACAACCCAATCAACACTGTTGATTCGGATGGAACTGCTGCTGCTGGGACTGACGGTCAGGTTGCTCCTGATCAACTTCGTCAAGAGCTTTACGCTGGTGCTGGCCTCCCATCTTTCTATGGTATCAATATCATGGAGATCAACCAGATGGGTATTAACCAAACCTTCAACAAGTTATTCGCTACTGTAGCGTCTACCGAAGGTAGCATTACTGGTGGTGCTGGGGGTGGTTCATTCACTCAAACTGCTGATCAGATTCTTATCGGAGTTGATCGCAGTAAGGATGCTCTTATCCGTCCTACCGTTATTCAGGAGGGAACTTCTGATGACTTGCAGGTTCTTGTTGATGATCAGTTCTCTGTTCGTCAGAACAAGATCGGCTACTACGGTAAAGTCGAAGAGGGACGTATCTGTATTGATGACAAAGCCCTTATCGGTCTTGTCATTGGAACCACTGCTTCCTAAAGAGTTAAAACTCTATTATAAAGAGAGAGTCGCCTCGAAAGGGGCGGCTCTTTTTTTTGATTTTTTATAAGTTTTAGTTATCATATAATATGAGCGATAATAATCCTGAAGAAGAAATTGATATTGAAATGCAAGTGTCTAAGGGGGTTGGCGAAGAGCATTTAGAGGAACTTGAGGTTACCGATGGTAAGGATAGGGATGCTTTTGAAGAAGAAGTTAAAAAAGTCAAAGAGCTTGAGGAATTGCTAGGGATGCCTCAAATGAATCCTTATGGAACTCTTAACAGAGAAATTTTTAGACGCAGATTAGATGATTCTTCGGCTTCTGATTTAACAGATTTAGCCGCTAGAGTGGGTCTCCCAAGGGAGCGTAATATGCAACTATTAAAGAACTCTTTGATGAAATCTTTTGACTTTTACGCGATAAAACACGATGTCACTGTTCAAGGAGAAGCTAAACCAATTATAGATCCAAGTTCCCCAGACTACGAAAATGCTGTAAAGTTATTTAAAGATATATAACTTTATGAATGACCTTGGGAATTTAGCCAGTGGAATCGTTACTTACGATTTCCCTAACGATACAGGCACTTATAACATGGTGTTTGTATCTGGTTGGCTTGAAGAAAATGTGGGGGAGCTAAATGGGTTGATTCATGAAGAAGCTTCAATAGATTCAACTGGAGCATTGAGAATCGACGGCACAGGATTAGCTCCTGTGGAAAATAACATCTTCTCTACTCTGTATGAAATTTGGTATCTTCAAAAGTCTGCGCGAGAGTCTTTAAGGTCTTTTACTTATTCTGATTCTGTTGATTGGGTCACAATTAAAGAAGGAGATACAACGATACAAAGACAGAATAAAAATTCTGTTGCTAAGACTTATAAAGATTTAACAACAGAGGTTAATGAGAGATTAGATAATTTGCTATATCAGTATAATTATCAAAAATCCTCCCCAATACAAGTAGCTGGGACAGATGGAACTTACAACTTATCAGGCACACTCGCATAAATGGCATCACTTCTTACAGAGGCAGAAAAGGCAGGTATAAATTCTGCTCTTAGCGATGTTCATGACACTTTTGCAAAAGACATATATGTCTATGTAGAGGAACGAGCTACCGTTCCTGCTGAGCTTAACTACAATCCTCTTTATGGCAGGAATAAGAATACTGCTGAAATTTCTTCTGAGGAAACTTTAACTAGGTATACTTATTCAGCGAGGGTTTTTTATAAGAATGAACAAGAAGAGGAGCTTGTAGATGGTAACGGCCAAATGAATTTGACGGCATCTGACGGAAAGATACGAGTAAAGGTAAAATCAGACGCTTACGAAAAAATCAAGATATGCTCAAAGATAGAGGTTGATGATGAGCTTTTCGTTGTTGATAGTGATGCCAAAGTTATAGGCCCATTTGGTTCTCAATTTTATTCTATATTTTTAAAGCGTGAAAACTAATGGCAAGAAAACCATTCATTTCGGCCTCAAAGCCCGTGGTGACAGTTAACGCCAAAGAGCTTTTAAGAGAGTTAACTTCAGATAATCCAAATGATAGAACTATGGGGATGGCTCTAAGGGGTGTCATTCAGCCGAAGTTGGAGGAAAGGAGAAAAGAATTATCCAAGAAGTTTGAGGTTCACCCTATAACAGTTGAACTAAACGCTGGGCCAAGGGCTAGTAATAGCAGCGGTGTTCTGGGTGGATATGGTAACTTATATTCATTTATAGGTTTTTCTGCTGGAAGTAATCCTACCGATATTATTTCCAAGATTTTTAATGAAAAAATAAGGTTCAAGGTAAGGAGGATGAATAGCCGAGGAAAGTATCGTGTTACGTTTTTTATACCTAGTGTAGAGGAAATTTATAGTTTAACGCCTATACCTTGGATGACTGGCAAAAGCTGGGTAGAAGGTATCGAAGCAGGAAGCATAACTAACCTTGGACAATATCTGTATAGTTCAAAAGGTTTTGGTGACTCTAGCTCTGGAACAGGTATACAGGTCAAAAATAGGTCTTCTGGTGTAAGTCTTAGTAGGACACCTTATGTCGGTAAGTTAATAAACGAATTTAAGAAGTCTTTATTAAGATTGGATAAATGAAAGCACAGTTTGACCAGAATATTTTATCTAGCTTCTATCTATGGTTTGAGAACCAGTTAATTGGAAGTAAAGCAGAGGCTTATAAAATAGACTTAGATAATGCTTTTACCTCTGGTGTGTTCCCTGATGTGCCTCCTAGTCATGTCGCTTTTCAAGGTAAATTTAGACAGCTTGTTGGTGATCATGGAGTATCTCAACCTAACTCTGGTTTCTTTTTAGATGGTGAATTTATAACAGGCAACTCTGATATAAATGGCGGCGTTTTCACTGACTACGACAACGGAAGGTTGATATTTCCACAAGCGTCTGGGACACCAATTGGCAGTAAGGATTTAACGGCAAATTCTACTGTAAAAGAAGTAAACACTTACATATCAAATGATACAGATGCTCAAACCATTTTACATTCTGACTTCAAAGACAGTGCTACAGAATTACCCTACCAATACAGCAAGACTTCAGAATATGATGAGAGCACTTATTTCCTACCCGCATGTTTTATTTCTTTAGCTTCTTCTGATAATACAGAATTTTCCTTTGGAGGAGAGGAGGATACCAGATCTAATATTAGGGTGATGGTGCTTTCTTTTGATAATTATATTTTAGATTCAATTTTATCTCTTTTTAGAGACACGGTAAGAGAGGATTTAACCCACATACCATATGAAGATTTTCCTTATGGATTTTCTTTCTCCATAAAAAACTTCCCTTATAATTACAATAATCTAGTCTCAGATCAGTCTGGGCCAGTGAAGTCCTACATTAAGGAGGTGAGAGCCTCAAAAGTAGTATCTGAGCAAATAAGGGAAAATCTCAATAAAAACATATCAATTGGCTTTTTGGACTTTGAATTATGCACTTATCGTTTCCCTAGATTGTAAATCCGTGTAAGAAAGTGTAAACAAATCACATTCTTTAACTTTTTTACAATATGGCTTCTAGAACTAGAATAATCTCACAAAGCAAAGCTTTGTATGTGTCTCCTACTGGTATTTTGCCTAGCGGTAGTGCTGCTGCTTCGGCAGATTCAGCAAAAAGTGCCGCTGCTCACTCAGGAATAATGCCGACACAACTTCATCGAGTTGACACTTTTTCCTTTGATATTGACCTTGCTGGAGCAAGGCAGGATGTCAGGGAATTTGGACAGTTAGCGCGAATCGGGACATTAACAATGTCAGAATTAAATCCAAGTTTCTCCGTAGGATACTACTTGGGAAATGGAGAAAACGAAGGTCTTTTGGGCTTTGATTGCGGGGGGCTGACTGATGCGGCTGCACCCTCTTCACAGTTTATTTCTGGCGTAATGACAGAGAATAACTTAAAGAGAGAAAAGAACCTTTATGTTCTTACGGTAGGAGAAGGTGATGATGCCTTCGATAACGCCAGCACTGCCACGGATGCAAGAATCACCGCTGCGACAGGTAAATTTAGCTCTACTGATAGGGCTACTCACGATGTTGTGTCCTTCGGAAACTGCACATTTAACAGCTATACCGCAAACTTCGCTGTCGGAGAAATTCCGAGAGTTGATCTAGAGGGAGAGGCTCAAAATATTCAGTTTAATGCTGGGGGAAGTTCGGGTCTTTATAATCCTGCTCTTGATAGAAATGCTAAGAGAGCAGACACTGGGCAGTTCATGCTTGGTATTCCAAGCACGGGCGATATGAATGTTCTCGTTCTGCGTCCTGAAGATGTTACTCTTAGTCTCAGCAAAAACACATTTGACTTTGGTGGAACTGATACAAGTGACATGCATGTCCAAAGTGCTTCTATCGAAGTTCCAATGTCTCGCGGAAATATTCAGGCGCTCGGCGCTGAAAGGGCTGTTGCTAAACCTCTTGAGTTCCCAATTAATGTAACCTTGAGTGTAAGTGCCATCCTTAAGAATCTGTCAGCGGGGTCTATTGATAAGATCTTAACTGGAACGGCGGGAGACGCTACCACAAATGCCACGATCAAAGTCAAGGACTCTGAAAATGGATCGGTAGCTCACCACTTCGTTCTCCAGAAGGCAGTATTGGATAGTCAAAACTTCTCGGTTGGTCTTGATGATAATGAAACTATTGATATGACTTTCTCGGCTCAGATTGGTGGTCCAGATACCACTGACCAAGGTTTATTCTACTCAGGTGCTGCTGGAAATGCTCCTGTGGAAAACTATGTAGACTGCACATTAGCTAATGGCTTTTATTATGCTAAAAGCTCAGGAGGCGGCGGTAACGCGGCAAATGGAATTGCTCCTTATAACGAGTAATTAAACGGTCTTTTAAGGCTTATAATTAAAGCCCCGCAGAGATGCGGGGCTTTTTTGTGTAAACTAAAGTATGGCTATAGAGAGAGTTCATTCTAGTGATATCCAAGTTTTCGTTAACGGGGAACGAATACCTGCTATCAACTCTCTTTCTATAAACAATGAAAAAGAATTAGTCGATATACCTAGATTGGGAGTTTCTCATATATCAGATAGAGTCTTAGCAAGCAGTCAAAGTTCATCCTTGGATATGGGGCTTTTGATCACCACTGGTGCGTCTGGAATAGATCCTTTCTATCAATGCCAAATGGCAGGGTCTGGATTTCTTAATACAGGAAAATTTGATTTTCAGATAAAAGATACTGTGGGTGTTACCACTGTTTCTGGGGCTTCTATGACCTCATACTCTCTCAATGGCTCTGTGGGAGCACTTGTTGAAGGAAGCACTGCATATGAAGGAGATGCTTCTATATTTACGCCTGATGGAGCTTTAACTTTTTCCGACTCAACAAACGATACTTTCGGGGGCTTCTTTAGACCTCAAAATATAGAAATATCGACAACTCCAGATGGCTTAGAGTCAATTAGTTCAGCGTCTTTTAATATACAGAATTTTACTTTATCAGTAGATACGCCTAGAAAAAAAGTTACTAGACTTGGGACAAGGACTCCAAAATTTAGATATCCAGAATTACCCAGCCAAGGCAGTCTTTCTTTTAGTGCTGTTAAAAATCAAGTGACTGGAATGGACTTATCGAGCTTAGTTTGTCAGAGTGGTGTAATTAAAATTGATTTAAAAGACGATGAAGGGAACTCTGTTATGGATTTCACTACAAGTGGATGTTGTTTAGAATCAATAGACGAATCGACTGATTTAGATGATAATACTTCTGTTGATTTCTCTTACTATTTCCCAATATTAAAATGATAACTACTGGAGGCTTTAATGGATTACAGACATCTACATATAGTGTAGATTTAAATATTCATACCCCTGAAAGCGGGTTTGAGTTTGCAATGATGGAAACAGGGGTTTTAGGTGGAACTTTTCGAACGAATAATATGATGACAGTTTCGGGAGTTAGTGGATACTTGTTTGATCAGAGCGGAAAGTTTTTTGGGGGCTATGAAAGCGGAGTTCCTTTTAATATTCAATTTAAATGGGGAGGTGGAGATAGTAGCGAGGGTTATTCATATTATCATAATGATGTATTAATGGCAAACGGTATGCTGATAACTGGTGCTCCTGTCACTGAGATAGGAGAAGTTAATTTTGCCCTCTTCCATAAACATGGGGATTCTACAGCTTTTGTTGAAATTAGTGGAATAGAATCAATTATGACTGATGCGGTCTGAGGTTAAAAAAGATTGATTTTAGGCATTTTATTTATATAATAATATAAATGAAAGAGCTATACTCATTTGATGTAAAAAGGGAAATTGTAAAGGAAGTCCCTTATATTAAAAAAACCAAGAACGGCCCTATAGAGAGCACTAAAAAACAAAAAAAAACCGTGCCGACAAGAATGGCTGTTGTAAAGCCTTCTGTTAGCGATATGGAGGATGCTGAGTTTTATTTTGGTCAAAAGTATAATTCTTTTATTAATGCTGGGTTTTTAACTAAGGCGATGCTCGCTAAAAAAATGGGCGATCTTGGAGGTATGACTTCAAAAAAGACTGATGACGCTATATCTGAAATGGTCTTAGAAAACCTTGAAGCTAGCAGGGTTATTGAATTTTTTGAGGGAGGGAAAGATTTAGATGAGGAACAAAAAGAAAAATTAAAAGAGGCTAAGCTAACCTTTGCTTCAACTCAAAAATCAATTCATCAGTATGAATCTAGTTTAAGAGACCAATTCAGTCAAACCGCTGACGCTAAAGCGGAGCAGAAACTAGTAGAGTGGTTTGTTGTTAACTTTTCGTATTACGAGGATGAAATAAAAGATGACAAGGATGGCAAAAAAGAACTCTTTCCTTTATTTGAGGGAGAAAGTTTTAAAGAAAGGCGAGAATTTCTTGTAGATTTACAAGAGTTAGAAGAGGAAGAAACAAAAGACCCTCATTTACTCAGATTAAAAAATCTTTATAATTCTTCTTTTGAAACACTGATAAGAGTTATTACTATTTGGTATAACAAATTAGCAACGGATCAAAAGTCAATAGATAAGACTATGAAGGAGCTATTCAGCGAGGATGAAGGAAAAGAAGAAGAAGAGGTATGAAAACGCTTCTATTGACTTATTAGACATAATAAGAGGTTTTAGTGTTTTAGAATATTCTGGCAAGCAATATTACTTCAAGCATCTCAAATTGATGGATGCTATTGAAGTCGATCATGAACAGATAGAAGATGTAAAAAAATCAATAAAATCAGGTATCTCTACATCTGATGAACTTATAGAGCAAGCTATGCAGTCGGGGGTTTGGTCGAAGAAAAAAGAGGAGTCAATTAAATCACAAAAGTGGATGATTAAAAAATCCTCTGCCGCTTTAGCAAAAATTACTGACCCTACTCAAAGAAAGGTTTTCAATAATTCACTACTTTCTCAAGAGAAAGAGTTAAAAGATATTGAAGCAGAGAGGGCTAAATTAGTGGCATATAGCGCAGAGCATTTGGCAGAGCTTAAAAGAGTTAAGAGAACCTATGACCGCTGCGTCTTCTCTTCTAAAGATTTTGATTCGGCTCCAGATACCAAAAATAGGGACGCTTTAACAATTATGTTATTTTCTAGGTATAATGATTTAATGAGCCATGAAAGAGTATTAGAGGCTTCTTATAAAGGGGGGTTTTTTGATCTTTATGTAACTCAAAGAAATAATCCTATCGGTTTGATTGATACTACCTTTCAAGAAATAACAGTTTTCCAAAAAACTCTATTGGTTTTATCTGGTTCTTTATTGAATAAAATTAGAAATACCTCAATACCTGATGAGATTTACGGAGATCCAGTTAAAATGTTTAACTATGAGGAGAACTCAGATGAGGGTGATAGAAAGGTATCTCATGGCACGGAAGACCTAAAAGCTAAGATTAAAGCAAGAGGGGGAGAGCTTAAAGCCGAAGACTTTTTAAGCGGATAGGTGTAATTTACACTATATGGCCCAAAGTTTCAATGCTTCCCTAAATGTCCAGTTAAATACTGCTAGTCTAAACGCTTCGACTAAGCAGATATCTAATGCGTTAGGGAGAATCACTGGACAAGCGTCAGAGTTCCAAAAATCTCTGGACGCTTCTACAGCCCGTGTTTTTGCGTTTGGAGCTACCACTGTAGTCTTAAATAGCATAACACAATCTTTTAAAAAGCTTGTGGCAACTACTATAGAGGTAGAAAAAAGATTAATAGAAATTAATTCTATTTTTCAGGCTACAGAAACCACTTTTAACAGGTTCAGGAATTCAATTTTCCAAGTAGCTAAAGAGACTGGGCAGTCATTTAGCACAGTTGCAGAAGGTGCTGCTGAGTTAGCTCGTCAGGGTCTAAGTGCCGAGGAAACTGCAAAAAGGTTAAAGGCTGCATTGGTATTAACAAGGATATCGGGTCTAGACGCAGAAAAATCTGTTAAGTCATTAACTGCTGCGATCAATGGATTTACTTCCGCTGGTTTAAATGCCAACCAGATTGTTAATAAGATGGTTGCTGTGGATACAGCTTTTGCGGTGTCTGCTCAAGATTTGGCAGAGGCTTTTAGTCGAGCGGGTTCTACAGCAGAGGACGCTGGGGTTAGTTTTGATCAATTACTTGGTCTTGTTACAGCAGTTGAACAAAAAACTGCGAGGGGAGGAGCCGTTATTGGTAACGCATTTAAATCAATTTTTACAAGATTACAAAGAGGAACAACAATTGATGAGCTTCAAGAGTTAGGTGTAGCGATTGACGCTTCTATGAATGGTGTGGAAAAGCTGCAAGCTCTCTCGACGGCCATAGAAGGGATAGCAGACCCAACTGTTGTTTCTAAGATCAAAGAGTTGGCTGGTGGTGTTTTCCAAATCAACGTGGTTAGTGCTGCTTTAAAAGATATAGGTAGTGAGACATCCGTTTTTGCACAAGCTACAAAGACAGGGGTGCAAGCAACAAATCAAGCATTTGAAAAAAATGCAGCCTTGAGCGAAAGCATGGCTCACAACATAAACAGACTTATAGTTGGGTTGACTAGTTTGGGAGAAAAGGTGGGTTCAATCACGTTCGGCCCATTATTAGAGAACCTTGTCGGTATAGCTGTAAAGTTTACAGAGTTTTTAGACAATGCTCTAGACCCAGAAAAAGGGAATAATTTTATAAGAGGTTTCTTTAAGGCTATAAGCACATTTCTTAGTGGTCCTGCTGTTGTTATATTTACCGCAGCCTTCTTAAAGATAGCAAAACTTGTGGGTAAGTTTGCTTTAGATGGAATGAAAGCCCTCTTTAAAATGGGGACTGAAGCCGAAAAGCTTAAAAATATCCAAGGAGGTATTGTTGGTTTATTATCAAGAGACTCTAGTTTAAGGAAGGTAATACAAAGCACTACAGCTACTCAACTTCAAAAAGAACAAGCAGTTATAGCTGCTATAAAAAGAGAAAATGCTCTTTTAACCCAGCAAGCCGCTCTCATGAGAAGTTTAGCTGCTGCCGCTGCCGCCAGAGGTGTTGGAGGGTTTACTCAGGGGACTGGTTTCACAGGGAGAAGGGGGAGAGGTTTTTCTCATGGTTTCATGGCAGAGGAGGCATCTGCAAGAATGCTAGGAGCGCCCGATAATGTTCAGGCTCATATGGGTCAGGGAAAGATAAATGGTAAAAGCTTTATCATGAACGACAATGAATTGGAGTTCCCTCGTTTTGCGGGAGGGTCCGACTCTGCTGTGGTTCCGCTGTATGCTGGTGGTCATCTGCCTAGATATGCTAAAGGTAGAGGACAACAAATATTGGGGAGACCAGATCAACCACTTAGAGAAAGAGCAGATATTACCACTCGCGACGAAGCAATAGCGGCAGGATATTCGGAACGACAAGCTAGTAATCGGTTTGGTGCGGCCCCCAAGAAGCCAAAAGCAAAAAAGACAGAGAAGGTCGTCTACGTTACTCCTCGAAACATGGGTATGCTTGTCCCTGATATTGGTAAATCAGGAACAATAGGAAAAAAGACGAGAGGAAGATTTAAGTTCCAAGGAAAGCACATGGGTTTTGAATATGGTGGACCCTTGGAAGTTGACGGACCAAAAGTGCCAACAGCGGTTGATCAAGCTGCCGACCCACATGATGAAAAGTTAAAGAAAAATATAACAAAGAGTGTTACCACAAATGCTGCGAACTTTGCAGCACTCCTTAAGCCAGTTTTAGGGAAACCTTCACCAGCAAAAATACTTCAAAAGCTAAAGGCTCAAGGAGGAGGAAAAGGAGCACTTAAGGGAATTGTCGGTGCGGCTTTTGAGGCTTCAGTTAATGCAGCTTTAGATATTAGCCCTGCAAAAAAAGTAGAGGGTGGAGACTTTGATGTGAAGGGTGTTTCAGGCAAGAAGGCTGGGGCTATAAGAAAGCTTTTCGGAGTTTCTAATCCAAAAGCTAACATCTTTGATTATAAAGAAAATTCTAGAAAAAACAGTGTAGCAAGTTTCGCTAAAAAAATTGCTAACGAGGACGCTGCTAAAGGTAGTGTGAAATATCGCACCAGAGAGGTTAGAAGGGGTGTCAAAGCATTTGCTGGTGGTCATATACCTAGATATGCAAAGGGCCTGAAAATGGGAGGCGCTTCTGCGGGAGGTGGAGGCTTAGCCAAGTTGATGGGTGTCTTCGATATGATTACTAGCGCGGGATTTGGACTCCAGTTTGCCTTTGGTGCAATATCAGGTGCGATAGGTTTCGTTGAAGCGGCATACGAAAAGCAGATGAAGGTCATGGAAGCCGCTACAGAAAAGCGGATAGAAGAAATCGAATCTTCAGACGAAACTTTCTTAATGAAAAGAGCTTTGGTCCAAGAAGAAATAAAGCTATTGGACCAGCTTAAAAAACAACCTCCTGTTTATATTAAGTTGGCAGAGGCTGCTAAGACGGCAGCTATAGCTCTGGGTGCTTTGGCGGCACTGAATTTTGCGACTAAAGGTGGTCTAGGTAGGGCTGCTGGTAGGACTGTTGGTGGAACTAGACTGGGGCAAAGAGCAGGTGCATTTTTCCGTCCTGAGAAGGCTGCAAAAATGAAGGTAATGGATCAGATGAAAGGCCAATCTGGTAGAGTTCTCGCTGCTCAACAAGCTGGTAAGCAAGCAGCAGGGAAAGGTTTATTTAGGAGAACACTTGGTAAATCTGGAGCAGCGGCATTACTTTTCGGGGGTATGGATATAGCGAGCACATTGGGCAACGAAGATTTAACTAAAGGACAAAAAGTAGAGGGTGTATCTGAAAGCGTTGGGGCAATGGCAGGGGGAGTAGGGGGTGCTATTGCGGGGGCTAAACTTGGGGCTGTGTTAGCTCCTTTTCTCGGACCCGCTGCCCCACTAGTTGCTGCGATCACGACATTGGGAGGCGGTATAGGAGGAGCTATAGTAGGAGGTATGGGTGGCAAGAAAGTAGGAGAAGCTTTAACTCCTGAGGAGAAAGCAATGGTGGAAGCTAGAGAAAAAGTTGCGGCGACTCAAGAAGCAGTAGGAGTAGGAAGAACAAAATTTGACAAAGCCCCTGATTTTGAGGGCTTCGGGGATAATAAGTCGCAAATAGAATTTTTAAATAAAAGTTTAACGGAGGGTATGGCTAACGCCGCTGACCCAAAAGCACTTGCAGATGCTTATGATAAAGCAGCCAAAGCTGTTGAAAAACAAGCTAAAATATCTGACGAGCTTCACCTAGAAGAGCAGGAAGCAAAAGATGGCTCAAAGAAAAAGAAAAAGATAACGGAAAAGTTAAACAAGTCCAATGAAGAACTCGCTAAGGCTCAAGACGCTTTAGCAAATGTCGTAGCTAATATATCAAATTGGAAATATAAAGATTTGCAAATGCAAATGTCTTGGCAAGCTGATATGGATGAGGCTACTGCGACATTAGCAAAAGCTCAAAAAGATTATGCAAGCACTTTAGCAGATATTCAAGAAAGACAGTCTCAGATAACGCTGAAGACCGCCGATGCGTTTGCTCAGGCTCAAGATCAGCAAGCTTTAGTGCAATCTCTAGCTACTGGCCCTAATGCTCTAGCGATGAACATGGGTGCTGGGTTCCAAACTCAACAGAGAGGTTTGGATCAATTTAGAGGTGCTATGGTAAACGCTCAGACAGGTGTTGATGTGGCATATGCCGAGACTTCAAAGGCTGCGGCAGAGAAGGGGAGTTCTCCAACAAATCTAGAGTTGATGAAGGGAAGTTTAGCCGCAAGGAATAACCTTGAGAAAGCTAGCCAGCAATTTGAAAGTGCAGCTAGAAAGGCTGGTATAGATATACTTTCTAAGATGAA